AACTAGCATGAACTCCCTTTCCTATGGGTCGGCGGGTTATAACGTGTATGACCCAGCTACTGGTAATCTAGCTTTCTATCTATCAGAAGGCCCACAAGGACCCGTAGGAGCAACAGGCCCAGCAGGTGCAACAGGACCCCAAGGCCCAGACGGTGCAGAGGGCCCTCGCGGTCCTCAGGGCGTTACAGGAGCCACTGGTGCTACAGGGCCATCTGGTCCAACAGGCTTACAGGGACCAACAGGTTTACAGGGTGTTACAGGACTTCAAGGACCTACAGGCCAAGATGGTCCACAAGGTAATATAGGTGCAACTGGCAGCACAGGGCCGCAGGGTTCCACAGGGCCCACTGGGCCTCAGGGCCCAGAGGGAGCAACAGGTTCTCAAGGGCCTACAGGGTTAACAGGCGTTCAAGGACCTCAAGGGTCTACAGGACCAACGGGTTCACAAGGACCTCAGGGTAACATGGGGTCAACGCCCCTTGGATTAGCCTTCGGAAAGTTTGGCATCACTGCTGATGGCATACTTCAAATGGAATATTATGGTGATGCTGATGACAATGATTTCACAATCAATGCAGATGGTTACCTTTCAGTGAGTACGGTGTAACACATGGGAACATTAAATATAGGTAGAGTACGCATTGGATGGAAGGGAACTTGGAGTTCCTCAACAACCTATGTGTCTCAGGATGCCGTTTATCATAGCGGTGAAACTTTTGTTGCTAAAATAGATGTACCACAAGGTACTGCAACTTCAAACACAACATACTGGCAGAAGGTTGCACAGAAAGGCACTGACGGGACTGATGGTTCCGATGGTTCTGACGGTGCAACAGGACCCGCTGGAACTACGGGTGCGACGGGTGCAGCTGGACCTACGGGTGCAACGGGTGCTACTGGTGCAGCCCCAGAACATGCTTGGTCTGGATATAGTCTTCGCTTTAAGAACCCTGATGGGTCTTGGGCAAGTTATGTTAACCTTCGAGGAGCTACAGGCGCTACTGGGCCACAGGGAGCAGCAGGTTCCCAAGGTCCTGCAGGTAGCACAGGGGCAACAGGTGGTACTGGACCACAAGGTATCCAAGGACCAACAGGCGATGAGGGGCCTACAGGACCCCAAGGCTCGACAGGCCCACAAGGGCCAGCTGGACCACAGGGCAGTACAGGTAATACAGGGTCTCAGGGACCTACAGGGAGCCAAGGTGCTACTGGTAATACAGGTGCCACAGGCCCTACCCCAGCTCATCAATGGAGCGGTTATTCTTTACGGTTCTATACTGGTTCTGCGTGGGGTTCTTATGTGAACTTACGGGGTGCTACAGGTGCTACAGGTGCTACGGGCGCAACGGGTGCTACCGGCGCAACTGGCCCAGCGGGATCGGGTATCGCAAAGTATTGGGTAAACTTTAATGGAAATTCAAGCATTTCTATTAGAAGGTCGTACAATGTTTCTAGCCTTACAGATTATGGCACGGGAAACTATGGCGTAAACATTTCAAGCAGCCTTTCAGCTGCAAATTACTCAGTAGGCGGTGTAGCAGGGTATTCGACTACTGTAGGCGCACGAGGTGATGTTAACTTAGATGTACCATCGGCTGGAGTTTACACTTATCAAACGCGAGTGCTTACTACTCAAGCAGCATTCTACGATGTTGCTCATGTTTCAGTTCGTGCTGTGGAATGATTATGAGTAATTATCGTGTTATTTTTGAAGACCCAGAGCAACCAGAGCAACCAGCAATGATATTAGTCCCTGATGAAAGCTGGCTTGCAAAAGCTCAGTCAGGGCAACTGCCACCTATATCTGTATACTGGGAATTGCAGGATGATGAGCATCAGGCCATCAAAGAAGGTAGGCATGATACCTTTGAGCATGACCCTGAAAAACATGCAGCACAATGGACTGCTCCTAGAGTTGGCCCTTTGTCAGAAGAAGAAGCCATTGAATATTTAATTATGAAAGACATTCCTCGTCACATCTGGTCACAGGAATACAACAGGCCAATGTTCAGGATTGTCAAAACAGAGGATGTGCCTTCAGATAGGCAATTCCGTAATGCTTGGAGGATAGCAGCATGAGTGAAACACTAATCAAAATCGGCGCTGCATTATATGAAGCCGAGGATTACACAGTCCCATCTGAACGCACTTTTCGTAGTGCTTGGGAAGCTAATACCAACACCAAAATTATCTCTGTAGATATGGCAGCAGCCAAAGAAATTTGGCGTGAAAAGATACGTCTAGCTCGCGTAGAACCTTTTGTTGCATTGGATACTGCATTTATGAAGGCGCTAGAGACAGGTGCTAGTACAGTTCAAATTATAGAAGACAAACAGGCTCTTCGTGATGCTCCTGCAGATTCTGGAATTGACGCAGCCACAACACCTGCTGAGTTATCAGCGGTTCAACCTGCAGGACTAACAGTAGAATGACCAAAGATTAAGGAATTTATGATGAGTATTACTCTCAACAACTTAGAACAATTTGGAATTGGTCATAACTTTAGTGACACTCTATACCCACAGGATTTTGAAAACATCGTGTACGGTAATGATAGTGACGAACAGTATAGCCGATCAGATCCAGAAGTCACTGGTGGAACCGTAGCATGGTGGAAAGAACCTAGCTATGACCGTTGGTGGAAAATAGGTCCCAAAGGAACCAGAGATTAATGTCAGTAGATAACTGGCACCTTTCTAAGTCTGTACCAGTTACCTTGATTTTCGGGTTGGTGGTACAAGGCGGCGCAATAGTCTGGACTGTAAGTATGATGATGTCAGACATCGATAGAAACAGAGCGGAAATATCTAATTTAAATCTCCGCATAGAAAAAATAGAGGACCTCGTACAGTCACAGGCAATATCTATGGCTAGGATTGATGAGAACATTAAAGCTATCCGCGATATGATGTCAGAACGTAGTCCTCACTAAGGATTTTACATGAGCTTTTTAACAGCACTGGTTGGACCAGTATCAAACTTGCTCGACCAATTTATTGAGGACAAAGACCAGAAAGCAAAGCTAGCACACGAAATAGCAACCATGAGTGAAAAGCACATGGCTGAAGCTATGTTAGCAAATGCAGAAGCTAATATAGAACAAAGTAAACATGCATCTATATTTGTGTCAGGAGCCAGACCAGCAATTATGTGGATCTGCGCTCTAGGTCTCCTTACTCAATTCTTTGTAATGCCAGTTGCAGAGTGGGCAATCATTATATGGTTACCCGAAGTAGAATTACCAAAGCTAAACACTGGTGAACTTATGACACTAACACTCAGCTTATTGGGTCTTGGTGGTCTCAGAAGTTTCGAAAAATCCAAGGGTATAGCTAGGGAGAAAATAAAATGACTGAGAGAGAACTCTTAGAACTATTACACAAGACACTAGCTGAGAACCTCTTGGCTCGTGTCAATGACCCTGAAGCTAAATCTTCAGACCTCAACGTAGCCCGTCAGTTCCTTAAAGATAACAACATCGAAGGACTAGCAGCTGACGGTTCACCATTAGGTGACCTTGTGAAGACACTGCCAAACTTCAGTGAAGAAGATGCAGATGAGTCCGAGATGCGCCATTAGAGATGTTTAGTGAAACTACATCCTTAGGCATCCCTACGGATAAAGACCCCCTAGCAGACTTTAGGAAGTTCTTGTTCGTAGTGTGGAAGCATTTGAACCTGCCAGACCCTACGCCAGTACAATATGACATAGCTAAACATATCCAGAATGGTGACAAACGTATTATCGTTGAAGCCTTCAGGGGTGTTGGAAAGTCGTGGATTACTTCAGCGTATGTGGTCTGGCTTCTTTACATGAACCCTCAGTTAAACATCCTGGTCGTGTCAGCCTCAAAGACACGCGCAGATGACTTCACTACCTTTACCCTCAGGCTCATCAGAGAGATGGACATACTAGCCCACCTGATACCTAGAGAAGAACAGAGACAATCTAAGATATCATTCGATGTAGGCCCAGCAGCTGCATCTCACGCACCCTCAGTTAAGTCTGTAGGCATCACTGGTCAGCTGGCTGGTAGCCGTGCTGATGTGCTCATTGCTGATGACATCGAAGTCCCTAACAACTCCATGACACAAGGCATGAGAGATAGACTGTCAGAAGCTGTTAAAGAATTTGACGCTATCCTTAAACCTGATGGACGTATCATCTACTTAGGGACACCACAGAACCAAGAGAGCCTCTACAACAAACTACCTGAAAGAGGCTATAAGGTTCGCATCTGGCCAGCTAGGTATCCTAATCAAGACCAGATGACAGGCTACGGTAATAAGATAGCCCCAAAGATACTCAAAGAGCTAGAGAATGACCCAGAGCTAGAGGGTGAACCTACAGATGCTGCAAGGTTCTCAGACTTCGATCTGATGGAACGAGAAGCATCCTATGGTCGCTCAGGATTTGCACTACAGTTCATGCTCGATACAAGGCTCTCTGATGCTGAAAGATACCCTCTCAAGGTAGGTGACCTGCTTGTGATGGACATACCCACTCACGAGGCCCCTGAGAGGCTCGTATGGGCATCTGGTAATGAGTATATAGTCGAGGAACTTCCTAACGTAGCATTCAATGGTGACCACTACCACAAACCTATGCATATACCCAATGAGTTCATCGAATACTCAGGGTCTGTAATGTCCATTGACCCCTCAGGTAGAGGTAAGGATGAAACAGGTTATGCTGTGGTTAAGATGCTCAATGGATATCTCTATG